GTCAGCACCCGAAAGTGTCAGTGCAACTGTGTTGTCCGAAGCCTTGATGTCGTTTCCTGCAACCTTCAGGTCGCCAGCAACTGTTACATCTCCATTTTCGCCCAATGACATGTTCAGACCGTCAGATCCGTAGATGTCATCTCCCATAATGCTAAGGTCACCAGCAACACTTACGTTAGCACCTGAGAGCGTCAACGCAACTGTATCATCCGAAGCCTTAATGTCGTTTCCACCGACCTTCAGGTCGCCAGCAACGGTAACGTCAGCACCTGAGAGCGTCAACGCAACTGTGTTGTCAGAAGCCTTGATATCGTTTCCACCGACCTTAAGATCTCCAGCAACTGCAACATCGGCACCCGAAAGTGTCAATGCAACCGTATCGTCAGAAGCCTTAATGTCGTTTCCACCGACCTTGAGGTCTCCAGCAACAGCAACGTCACCGCTAGCTCCTAATGTCATATTAAGGCCAGCTGATCCGTAGATGTCATCTCCTGAAACAGTAAGATCTCCTGCAACGGCAACATCGCCGGTGATGTCTGAAAGTGTCAGTGCAACTGTGTCGTCAGAGGCCTTAATGTCGTTTCCTCCGACCTTCAGGTCGCCTGCCACAGCAACATCGCCGAAGACGTCTGAAAGCGTCAATGCGACCGTGCCGTCAGAAGACTTGATGTCATTGCCACCGACCTTCAGGTCGCCAGCCACTGTCACATCTGCGCCTGAAAGCGAGATAGCAACTGTGTCGTCAGAGGCCTTGATGTCATCTCCACCGACCTTAAGATCGCCAGCAACAGCAACGTCTCCATATTCACCCAACGTCATGTTCAGACCGGCAGATCCGTAGATTTCGTTACCCATTACACTAAGATCGCCAGCAACCGTAACGTCTCCATCTTCACCCAGGGTCAGGTTTAGTGCTTCCGAACCGTAAATCTGACCACCCAGAACTGTCATGTTGTTTTCAGCAATCACGTCGCCGGCTCTCAGATTTGCGAAGCCCGTATCTGTGATTGTCGTTGCATCAGGATTGTTTGCCGTGAAAACAAGTCTGAACTCTTGCTCGGCCTCGTCCCAGTACATGGCAGTGTTGTCGTCATCAACGCGGCTGAAGATAAATCCTCTGTCACCGACTGGAGAAACCTCGGTCGAACCAGAGGCATATCCAAGTCCGATGATCGTGTCTTTAACTTCAAGGTTAACAGTGTTGACAGTCGTTACTTCACCATTTACGGTCAAGTCACCTGTGACAACCAGATTTCCTGGCATTGACACATTTGAACCGGTAAGTGAAATTGCTATAGCTCCGACTGAAGACTTGATCGTGTCACCATCGACCTTAAGGTCGCCAGCAACTGTTACATCTGCTCCTGAAAGTGTGATAGCAACCGTGCCGTCAGAAGCCAAGATATCATTGCCACCGACCTTGAGATCTCCAGTAACTTCTACACCCCAAGATTTAAACGAGATTTTAACCTCATCGTCAGAAGCCTTGATGTCGTTTCCAGCAACCTTCAGGTCACCGGCCACTGTGACATCAGCATCTGAAAGTGAGATTGCAATCATATCGCTCGAAGACTTAATGTCGTTTCCAGCAACCTTCAGGTCACCTGCGACAGTTACGTCAGCGCCTGAGAGTGTCAGTGCAACCGTGTTGTCTGAAGCCTTGATGTCGTTTCCGCCGACCTTCAGGTCACCTGCGACAGTTACATCAGCACCAGAGAGTGTCAATGCGACTGTGTCATCTGAAGCCTTAATGTCATTGCCACCGACCTTCAGGTCGCCGGCCACTGCAACATCAGCACCTGAAAGTGTCAATGCGACTGTGTCATCTGAAGCTTTAATGTCATTTCCACCGACCTTGAGGTCGCCAGCAACAGTTACGTCAGCACCCGAGAGTGTCAATGCAACTGTATCGTCTGATGCCTTGATGTCGTTTCCACCGACCTTGAGGTCACCGGCCAGTGCAACGTCTCCGTTTGCACCCAACGTCATGTTCAGACCGTCAGATCCGTAGATGTCGTTGCCTTCAACTGTCAGATCTCCACCGACTGAAAGGTCACCGAGGAAAGCTGAGGTTCCTGCAACCTCAAGTGTACCTGAGATAAATGCTCCATCTGCAACGTAGACGTCCTCCTGGAAGTTCACGATGCCCGAAGCAGCATCAACTCGCATTCCTGCGTAGATGTCTGCGAGGTCCTGTGAACCACTCAGGTTGTCTGTCCATGCGTCCGTACCTTGAATCTTTCTGATCTGCGTACGCAGCGAGTTGAGGTCATCAACAAGCGTTCTGTCGACGGCGAGCAGATCTGCGACCCTGTCAGTGACGAGCTCCTCATACGTGCCGCTCATCTGGGTCTGTTGTAACTTAGTTAACGCCATACTCCATCTCCTAGTGTTTTTGTTGTATCAGAACAAGTTTCTCAAATCCAAGCTCGACCAACAAATAACTATCGTTTCGAAATGGCAAAGACGCTTTTTTTTCAGATATTACTACAAAGTAAAATGTAATAATATCAAGGCTATTTTCAATTTTTATTTTTTGTTAAAATTTTATTTTGCAAATAGTATTTTACAATCATAGATTTGTGGAACTTATGTCCACAAGTTGGAGTTGAGGCATCCTGTGAAATTCAGGAAGATCCATTTCTTTCACCTCGGGTTTTTCCTCAACGTGATCTTGTTCAGGTTCCTCTGTTCCGTCGATGTTGATGATGATGATCATGACGTACACCTCCTTAATGGTAAATACAAAATTTAGTTGATTGGTGTACAGGACTATGATGACAATAGTTATGTTATAGCGTAAAGAGGATTACATGCCAAACTTTATTCAAACGATACAACCTACACCATTTGGCTTTTTTGATGCCGACCTTCAATTTCAGGTTGAGGCTGACTCAATGGTGACGTTTGTCAAGCGCAAGTTAGGCGACGATGTTCTTTCAGTTGAGTTGACCCGTAAGGAGATATGGGCATGTTTTGAAGAGGCTTGCTGCGAATATGCTCGCAAGATTCACGAGATGAAGATCCAGTCAGAACTTGCAAATGTTCTGGGGATGCCTACAGGAAGTTCTGACCTTACGAACAGGTATCCACATCAAACGTTAGAGTTCTTGATGCGCCAGGCGTCACCCTATTCTACATACGCTGGTGTGGGTGGAAATTACGATGCAACGCTGGGATACATTGACCTCGTTGGCGGGAAACAAGATTACAACATTTACACAGATCTTAAAGACGCTGTTTCAGGCAGTGTCATATACCAGAACATGCCTACGAAAAGTCAGATCAGGGTCATAGAAGTGTTCCATACGGAGCCGCTTGCTGCACAACACTTCTTGTTGAATGCGTCGAACATGACGAACTTTCTTGCTACAAACTTCAACTATGAATCTTATGTGAACTCTACCATCTTTTATGTGTTGCCGATCTTCGAAGACGTTCTTCGACGTGGAATGCTTGAGGCGGCGTTCAGGGTTCGTAGATCAAATTATTCTTATGAAATCATGGGAAGCAATCTTAGAATCTATCCCATACCGGTGACGGATTTGCAGGTAGGAAAGTTGTTTGTCAAGGTTCAGGCCGGTGCGTTGGATCCTCTTAATGCAACTGCGTTGCAAGGACAGGATCAATCGATCTATGGCGTTTCCGGTCCGCAGAACGTCCCATTGGGGAATATTCCTTTTTCATCCATAACCCAACCTGGAAGGCAATGGATACGCCAATATACCTTGGCACTTGCAAGAGAATTGTTGGGACTCATTCGTTCTAAATTCACGAGCATTCCAATTCCAAACGCTGATCTTCAATTGAACGGCGAAAACCTTGTCTCTACAGCGCGTGAAGATAAAGACAAACTTTTGACTCAATTGAAGGAATTTTTGGACACTTTAACGAATGCTAAGTTGATGGAGCAACAGGCTCTTCTTGCTGAGAACATGCAAAAACAATTGAAATACGTTCCAATGCCCTTAGGCAAAAGCATCGTGGTGGGGTAAAGAATGGCAAGATTATTCATAACCCCTAGGGAACTGAACTTCATCAGCGATATCACGAAGGAACTCATCAAGGACGTTGTGGGTCAAAAGGTCTATTATTATCCAGTTTCAGAAATAAAGACTAAAACTCATAACGTTTATAATGAGTCGACACAAAAGGTTTTTGACGCGCCGATAGAGATCGAAGCGCTCGTTGGAAGTAATTTCCATTCAGACACAAAGGTTGATCAATTTGGCGTAGATGCTCAATATCGTATTGAAATTTATGTACAATACCGGGATCTACTTGAAAAAGGAATATCTGTCTCTATCGGAGATTATTTTTCGTTTTCGTATCTTTTTTACGAGATATCAGAACTAAACTACATGAGAAACATTTATGGACTACCAGATCACATTGATGGTGTGAAATTAATTGGAACCAAGGTTCGTCAAAGTCAATTCGATGCACTTACGAAGGGTCCCACTGACATGTCATTTACCGATGAAGATGCTGTTCAAAACGTATTTGTACAACAACGAGGCTTCGAGGAAAACAGGTTGGGTATCACGGGAGACGTAAGAGACCTCGTGAGGAATGGTGTTCTTGACGCTCCTCTTGAAGGCCCGCGAGAGGTTTCACCTCTGGGAGATAAGACAGGTGCAGGTCCTGGATTTTATGATGAGGATTGAATTTTATGCCTAATAGATTTAACGCAAAGGGTAAAGTCAGGATGGGTCAGCAACCCTTGCCTACAGGTTATCCTGACGGAGGACTAACCTCAGATTTTGTCATTCCTTCTGTGGGTCTGGAAGATGTTGATACAGCATTGTTCAACTTATTTGACAAGGAATTGCCCTTGCAGATCGATGCAACGTCAACCACCGACATGAAAAAAGTTCCGGTCATCTTTGCAGGTGGAGAAAAGTGGGCAATGATAAAGAGAAACAAACCCATGCGTGACAAAGCAAATACACTCATCTTGCCTCTGATCACGATAGGAAGGACGGGTTTTTCACAGACTCCAGCAGAGGACATGGTTGCCCGAGGAATAAACCAAAAAACCGGCGAGATAATCATCAGGAGAAGGCTTGATAAATCAGATAGGGGTTACCAAAATCTAATTAATAAAACGTCACTCAAGGGCCAATCCAACCTTGCTGTGAATCCTCTAGATGCTATTGTAGACCAACTTTCTACAATTAGAACGACAGGAGAGATATCAAACGATCCCACTGTCAATTCTGGCGGATTACTGTTTGGTAAGAAAGGTAAGATGAACAATGCATATGAGACGATAGTCATTCCTGCACCACAGTTTGTGACCGTGTCTTATGACGTGATAGTCTGGACGCAGTACACACATCACATGAATCAGGTCATGGAAACCATCATTTCTTCTTTCCTACCTCAGGTGCAAGGGTGGAGGATTGATACCCCTAAAGGTTATTGGTTCTTGGCGAATGTAGAAGAAGGTTCTTTCAACACAGAGACGAATTTCGAGGACATGTCTCAGGGAGAGAGGATAATCAAACAAAAGTTCACAGTCAAGGTTCCTGCCTACATCTTGGCGTCATCTGCGCCAGGGGTACCACTTGCGGCAAAGAAATATGTCAGCGTGACATCTATATCTTTTGATGTAGGAACCTCAGGCAAAAATGTTCCATCGGCTGAGTCGCCAACGCAGAAAGACATGTCTGTCATTGATCCTTTCTTGGGATCAGACGATCCAACCCTTCCTTTGGGTGATTCCTCTCGTAGAAGCAGGGAACATGATCAAAGAATGTTGAACTCTGCCCGGCCGTTTGTGGGGGGTGACGTGGAAGAATCTGATCCATCATTACAGTCATTTCCAAGAGGTACTCAACCTGGAAGGTACACTAAAATAGTGTCCACTGACATTGCAGGAGACAGGATTACAAAATATGCCAGGATAGTCAATAAAAATCCTTTTACGGGAGAGACGACATACGCACCTGGCGTCGATCTTTCTGGACTCACAATCACTGCAATTGAAGAATAAAACGATAATTCAAAAAATTTTGCAACTTTTGCTTCATACTTATGGTTGCGGTTATACATTGCAAGGAGAGCGGTAGATGCCCGAGCAAACATTCAGATCACCAAATTTTTTCGAACGTGAAATTGACCTTTCTGCACCCACACCTGCCACACCGACCGGTGTGCCGGGAGGAGTCATTGGAACTGCAAACAAGGGTCCTGCGTTCGTTCCTGTCACTGTTGGCAACTTCGACGAATTCGTCTCTAAGTTTGGAAACTTGGATCCCAAGAAACACGGTCCATACGCCGTCAATGAGTTCCTGAAGAACAAGACGGCACTTACCTACCTTCGCGTGTTGGGTGCTGGATCAAACAACTCTGACGCAGACATCACTGAGACGTTGAACACAGATCGAGTCAAGAACGCCGGAATGGTGCTCGCTGGCGTCACAAGTGATGGAGATCCTAGACGCAGTTCAGGGATCGTTCAGTTCCTTGTTGCAGATCATGATCTCGTGACTGCAAACGAGGGTGTGATCCCAATGTTGTCAGACAATTCATCTACTGCTAGCGGTTATCGTTTCATTCGTGGAATGTTCATGACGCCAGAGACTGCACGTATCATGATCATGAGTCCGACTGATACGTATTCTCACACAATGAATGATATCGATACGACCTCTGCTACAGGCAAGTTTAAGATCATAATTTCTTCATCGTTAGGTAATACATTCGGTAACACTGACGGTGCCCCGGGTCTTCGTATCATGACAGCGTCTTTTGACCCATCAAGTCAGGATTATTTTGCCAAGGTTATGAACACCGATCCTGATAAGTTCCTGTCTGAGCAACACCTCCTCTACGCAGACTTCCCGATCGATTATGAATTGGCAACCGTGAACAGCAACGGCGTCGCTATTTTGTCAGGTTCCTCAAATACGTCGACTTCTTCGGGAGATACTACTCTCACCATGCTTGAGACGTTTGGATCATTTGACACCCGGTTCAAGGCGCCTCAGACACCTTGGTTCATTTCACAACCTTTCGGTGATATTGAGCATGATCTTTTCAAATTTGAGGCTGTTGACGATGGCGAGTATGCCAACACCCTTTACAAGATTGCGATTGCAGACCTGAAGGCATCGCTTGATGAATCAAATCCTTATGGAACTTTCACGGTTAATGTCAGAGACTGGAATGACACCGACGTGAATCCTGTGGTTCTCGAGTCATTCGTCAATTGCTCGTTGAACCCGGTGGCACAAAACTATGTTGGCAAGGTGATCGGCGATCGCAAGGTCACATATAACTTTGACATGGCAGTTGAATCTGAACGCAGAATCGTGACGTCCGGAAAGTATCCAAACGTATCAAAGTACATCAGGATAGTCATGAACGACGCCGTTGAAAGAGGCATCATTCCTCCAAATTGTCTACCATTTGGTTTCAGGGGAATGCAGCTTCTCAAGACGACCGACACGCTTTCAACCGCCGACCAGACGGCTGTTCAGGCACGCCTTGCAGGACTTAACGCTTCTGATGCGTTAAGAGGTTCAATCCTCCCTCCGATTCCTTTCCGCACAAAGGTGACAAAAGGCAGGGAAAATGGAGCATATACATGGTTAGGCCAGCCTGCCTCTACCGAGACCCCTCTTTCGTTGTATCACTGGGGCGTTAAGTTTGAGAGGAACAACGTTGTGCTTGCACCAAACGACTCTAGCGAGAAGAACGGACTTCTTGCGTCCTATACGAAGTTTTTCGGTCTTGCAAAGCTTGATACATTTGTTACGGGTTCAGGTGCTGACCAGTTCAATGACAACAAGTTCACACTTGCAAAGGTTGCCCTTTCTGCAACCGATATGTCTAATCTGACCGGTTCGATCAGCCAACACATGAAGGAGACTGCATACATCAGAAATGGTGTTGTTGATTCTACAAATTACACAATCAATGATACGCTTGGAGATCGTTACACCTTTGCAACCCTGTTGGCAAAGTTGACCCCCTCGGAGTTCAACAAGTACTCACAGTATGCAAAATTCGTTACGTTCCTTCACGGTGGTTGGGACGGCGTGAACATCCTTGACAGAGACGCCCGCAGGTTGAACGATAAGGCAAGTTCTTTTGATTCAGGTGCAAGTGCGACTTTCGCATCGCCAGGATTTTCGGATAATTTTGCCGGTGAAACTGTCGACAACTCTTCGGTGGTGTCATACAAGACCGCCATTGGCATCATGACAGATCCGATGACAGTAAACGTAAACGTCCTTGCAATCCCAGGTATCCGTGAAAGCTACATCACTGATTATGCAATGAATAGGGTGAGGGATTACGGTCTGTCATACTACGTTATGGATGTCCCTGCATATGATGACAACAGCAATCGTCTCTTTGATGATTCGACTGCACGTCCCAGCGTGGATGAGACAATCAAGATTTTTGACTCCCGCACAATCGATAACAACTATGTTGGTACTTACTTCCCCGACGTGTTTATCGATGATTCTGTGAACCGTAGAAGGGTCAAGGTACCCGCCTCCGTGGCTGCATTGGGTGCCCTTGCGTTTAACGACAGGGTTGCATATCCTTGGTTTGCACCTGCAGGTTTCAACAGAGCTGCTCTTGATTTTGTCACCAACGTGGGAGTGCGCCTGAACGTCTCTGACAGAGATTCATTGTACGATTCAAGGATCAACCCCATCGCCACCTTCCCACGTCTGGGTTATGTCATCTATGGTCAGAAGACGTTGCAGGTGAGCAAGTCGGCTCTTGACAGAGTCAACGTTCGCCGTCTGCTCCTTGAAGTCAAGCGTGTTGTGATTGGTATTGCACAGCGCCTAATCTTCGAGCAGAACACACCTGAAGTGAGGAATCGTTTTGTCGCCGATGCATCGCTTGCTCTTAGCACCATTCAGTCACAGGCTGGTGTGGAAGCTTTCCAGGTTGTGATGAACGAGACCAACAACTCGCAAGCAGACATTGATGCAAATCGCCTGAACGGCAGGATCGTTGTGGTGCCGACCAGGGTCATAGAATACATCGCAATCGACTTTATCATCACAAACAGTGGCGTACAGTTTGTCTAATTCTAAAGATACGTGAATAGTTAGTGTCTAAATGGGAGCATAAACATGGCACAAGGAAGCGCTCGAGTAACTGCAACAGAAATAGATCTATCAGGCCCGGTGACTGCACAACCTACGGGTGTGCCAGCGGGAGTCATCGGAACGGCGGTGAAAGGACCTGCTTTCATACCCGTCACCGTCGGAACCATCAGCGACTTTTACGACAAGTTCGGAAAGACTGATGGAAAGAAATTTGGTCCACTTGCCGTGGCAAATTGGTTGGGTGAAGGTGCAGGATCTGCAACCTACATCAGGGTCCTCGGGGCCGGAGACGGTAAACAGCGTAATGACGACGGATCGGTAACAAACGCCGGATTCGTTGTCGGAGAGCAACTTCCGACAGACACAGGTGCATACGGCAACAATCCTTACGCAAATGCATTTGGTTCAAAGGGTCGTACATATTTCTTAGGTGCATTCATGTCTGAGTCGGCCGGATCGACGGTCTTCAGCGATGCAGGACTTCAGGCATCGACAGACGCCATCCCGGTCGTCAGAGGCGTTTTGATGGCTGCCTCAGGTGTTGTTCTTCAGTTGTCATCTGCGTTCGACGGTGCCACGGGCCGTGATGTTCCTGCTTCAAACCTTGTTGCAGTCGAGGGTGGCGTAGGCATTAAGGGCAGACTGGTAGGAAGCGTAGATGTAACAGACGGGAAGCAGGAATTTGTCATGTTCTTGAATGGACACAAGGGAACAGATTCCAGATATCCCAACAAGATTGTTGCCTCGTTTGACGTGACGAGTCCTGCATACTTTGCCAACAAGTTGAATACCGATCCTTATAAGCTACAAGAGGCAGGTCACTGTCTATATGCAAACTGGGACGTTCACCCAGTTCTTGCAGAAGTAACAGCAGAGGGTGTTTCGTCAGAAAGTCCAATCAATGGACACATACCCGCTGCATTCTTGACGACTGGATCAATGGACAGAAACACGGGTGATAGCGACGTTCCTAACTACGAAGCATTCCAGGACAGGTTCTCGAACGCCAAGTCACCATGGGTCATTTCACAGCGTTTCGGCGGAAAGCCTGTAGACCTGTTTAGATTCCATTCGATCGATTCTGGCGAGGGTGTCTCGACCAATTACAAGATTTCAATCGAGAACATCGCTCCATCTGTTGACCCAACCAATCGCTATGGAACGTTTGATGTTGTGGTGAGAGACTTCGCAGACCGTGATGGAGATGTTCGCGCAATCAATCAGTTCCGCGGCCTTACCCTGGATCCCAGGAGCGACAAGTACATCTCCAAGGTCATCGGCGACGTCAATGTATTCTTTGACTTTGACAGAGAAGAGCGTGCGCAGAAGGTCGTGATCGAAGGAAACTATCCTGCGCAGTCAAACTACATCAGGGTTGAAGTGAATCCTGATATTGAACTTGGAATGGTTGAACCCACAGCGCTTCCGGTCGGTTTCCGTGGAATTGATCACCTTGTTACTTCGGGCAGTTCTCCCCTGGCAAGCTCTGACGCAGGCGTAAGCGGTCTTTCGCCTGACTTCCTTAAGAGTGCAGTTACGCCACCTCTTCCTCTCAGGAAAAAGATTTCAATGGGATCGGGTGATAGGCTTGAGGCAAGCTCAAGACTATACTGGGGTGTTCAGTTTGAGCACATGACAAGTCTTGCTGATCCTAACTCCTCTAAGAGGCTTAACAAGTCGATCCTATCATTTGCGAAGTTCTTTCCAGGATACCTTGACGGTGTTGCTCACTTCATTACGGGAAGCAACTCAGGTCAGGAGGACACAGTAGGTCTGGGAATCCTTGACGCAGACAGGTTCTGCAATAACCTGTTCACGCTTGAGAACGTTCAGGTGGTAACAAGCTCCGCACGCCTCGCTGATGATCTACAGTGGAAGAGCGCTGTTTACGTCAGAGATGGAAACATTTCTGCCAATGACACTAATAAGACACGTGCTTTCATGGTGGAAGACCTTACAGTCTCATCGAACCGCAAGTTCGCAAAGTTCACAATGATCATGCAGGGTGGATTTAACGGCGTCAACGTCTTCGACAGGGACTCTGTTGAACTCAACAACGCTGCAGTGTCTGCTGACATGGAGTTCAACGCACGTGGCCGTGAGAGCGGAAACTGCGTAAAGGCTTACTCGAAGGCCCTTGAGATCATGCAGAACGTTGTCAACGTAGACATTCAGCTTCTTGCTATTCCAGGTATTCGTGAAGAATATGTCACAACGCTTGCGTCAGACGCCGTCAGAGACAGGTTTGATGCCTTGTATCTCATGGATGTTGTGGAGAAGAATAACCTTGACGAAGTTATCAAGTCTGAAACCTCAGATAGACCTCACGTTTCTTACACCGTGACGAACTTCAAGAACAGGGCGATGGACAACAGCTTTGCCGCCGCATACTTCCCCAACGTGACAATGCAGGATCCAAACACCAGGACAAACCTCGTTGTTCCTCCTTCAGTTGTGGTTCTTGGCGCAATGGCACTTAACGACAGGCTTGGTCACCCATGGTTTGCTCCTGCAGGTTTCACCCGCGGCGCAATCGGTAATAAAGCCATTGAGGCTCAGGTGAAACTTCGTCAGGCAGACATGGACGTTCTATACGATGCCAACATCAACCCAATTGCCGCCTTTGATGGAAGCAATGGGCCTGTTGTGTGGGGACAGAAGACGCTTCAAGCTGCAGCTTCGGCCCTTGACCGAGTCAACGTACGTCGACTCCTCATCGAGATCAGACGTCAGGTTCGTGACATTGCCCAGGTCATCCTCTTCGAGCCCAACAGGGCAACGACGCTCTCACGTTTCACTGCCGCTGTCACACCTAGACTACAGAGGATTCAGGCTCAGGCAGGTCTCGAGAGGTTCAGTGTCGTGATTGACTCCTCGACAACGACCCAACAGGACATTGAGAACAATACCATCAGAGGTAAGATCTTCGTACAACCGACCAAGACAATCGAGTTCGTCTCACTTGACTTCGTCGTTGCCAACGGCCTGCAGGCTGAGTGATGAGATGCACCAGATTGCATTGAGGGAAACATGAGAATTAGCGTAAATGAACTCAGAATGATGATATTTGAAGAGCTCTCCGCGGTCCGCGGAGGGCGCTCCATGATGGATTCTCTTGCTGACTCTCACTTGAATCACTCGCCGGGAGATAATCACATTGCACATTGGGCTGATTACGAAGCCGACGAGTACGACGATACTTACGAGGACTACCCGACCGTGACAACCGACTGTGGTTGTGGTCCTCAATATGACTGTGGGTGCGGGTCAAAGCCCGGACACGCGCCTGCACCAATGTCACTCATGGCCACACTGGGCCTGGGTGACGACAAAAATTCACGTACTCGCAGACAATTTGGACGTTACTGAAATATCTACAGAAGATCAACCATAATTAATAAACATAGGAGAGTCAGACATGGCCGCAGAGACACTAGACGTATCATCGATGTTACCAACAAAGTTCGAGCCCAAGCGCAAGAACAGGTGGGTCCTCATGATCGAGGGAATTGACGCTTACATCTGCAAGACTGCGTCACGCCCCACGATCGCCACCGAAGAGACCGAAATCCCATTCATCAACTCACGCCGCTACATTGCCGGCAAGACAACATTCAACACCATTTCGGTCACGCTGCACGACCCGATCGCACCATCAGGTGCCCAGCAGGTCATGGAGTGGGTTCGTACCATGTACGAATCAGTCTCAGGCCGTTCAGGTTACGCAGACTTCTACAAGAGAGATATCCAATTGAAGTTGCTTGATCCTATCGGCACTGTCGTAGAACTCTGGGATATTAAGGGTGCATTTGCTACCGAAGTCAACTTTGGTGAAGTTACCTATGAGGATGGTGGTCCTCTTGAGATCTCAATGACACTACGTTACGACAACGCGGTGCTTCAGTTCTAATTTTAAAATTGCACTTGAATTCGTCCCTTGGGAAACCTTGGGACGTTTTTTATTGGTGAAACACGCCTGTCGTTACTGACAATCGCCGTGTGAACTCTTTCATATCACTGTGTGATTCTGTGAATATGTTTAATGGAATACCCATCGTTTTAACGAATATTCCTGATGACATTCTGGTGCATCTCCAATAACTATTCTTGCCATGTCTGTGAACTTGATCAAAGCCTATGTGAAGAATATCTTGATCGCCTTGAATGAGGGGGTTGAGGCATCAGTCACAGCCAAAGAAATGGTTGATGCAATCAACGTTTTACCCGATGTGTTGCGTAACAAGTTTCCGGACGTGGCGTATCCTGTCACTCGTGGAGGCCGTGAGATCTTGCCGTTCGATCTGATGAAGATTTGGGCAAAAAAGAGTGAGATCGTCGTAATGAGTGGAGGAGACAACATCATCTTTGGCCTTCACTTGGGAAATTCTTTTGATGATCTGCTACCAACAGAGGACGAGTTGGCGCTTGTGACCGATGAGATCTCTCGTTACGTGAGTCATTTGGGTTGGTACGTGTACGATTCTGACCTTGCAGCGAGGGGTGAAGTTCTCAAGGTCGAGATTTATCCAGAGGTGACAGAACGGATTGAGGCATCTGAAGAATTGTATCACCTGACTGACACTTCCAACGTAGGATCCATCATGAAGAATGGAATACTTCCCAGTAGATCCAAGGTTGCCGGCAGAAGGTATGGTGATCGGGTATACATGTTTTCCAACAAAGAATTATTAGATCAACAGATTGAGCAGAATCGTGAGGCTCATGAGAGCCCGGGTTGGTTTCCGAAGTTGACCGCGGGAACAGATGTGAGCATCATCGTGGTTGATTCAGAGGCGTTGGACGGTAACGTTGAGCTTCTCAGAGATCCGGAATTTTCAGGAGACAGGGGTGCGGTATACACGCGTTCACGGGTTCCCGTGGAGGCGATCAAGAGAGTGATCAAAGTTTGACAGGGGATTTGACATGAAATTGACAGCAGATTTATTGAGACGGATAATCAAGGAAGAGTACGAGTCATTTGGCGTAGGGGACAAGAAT